TGGCAATACCTTAAAAGAAATACGCCTGAAATTAAATGGACACGAATTGAAAATACTAGCAGTCTTGGTACTCCCGATCTATTGGGTTATAATTCTAATCGGAACTTTTTTACACTTGAATTGAAAGTTGTTCGATCTGGTAATAAAATAAGATTTTCACCACATCAAATTAGCTTCCATATTCGCCACCCCGTTAATACTTTTATATTAATTGATGACCCTACGCGCGCGCGTGTATGTCTATATGTCGGAAATCAAATAAATGAGTTAGTAGAAAAAGGATTAAAAATAAAACCTATGGCAGAAAATCTTGAAGATTGTAAAATTATTTTTGACCGCCTAACTTTGAAAAAATATTATGAATAATATCATAATCTCGATCTGATAATTGTTTAAAATCCGCTATATCATCAAGAAATTTATCAAATATATCTAGATATTCTTGTTTTAATTCGTATTCTAAATCTTGTTTTTTACGTTCTTGTCTTGTCATGTTTAGAGAAGTTAGATTAGAGATCCCCGTCTTCTATTTGTCTTTTGGTTGTGCTTGGATCTAATGCTAGTTCTATTTTTTCTTTTAAGTCTGCACTATCCTCTGCCAATAATTGCTTACTGATTCTTTCACTTGCAATCATTTGCTCGCTCTCTTCTTCGTTTGGATAATCATCTATATTAGAATCCAACCACCTTATAACCATATTAATGATTGCCTCATACTTCTGCTTGCGCTCGTACTCTCTAGCCTTATTCTTACTATCTCGATAGTCGTGTCCGTCATCTCGTTGTGTCATTGTTTCCCCGCTTGTTCATTTCCATTTTCATCGCTATCATCAAGTTTAATAGTTAATTCTGCTTGTTCGTCAAATTCCAAAAGTGTTTCATATTCACAACCATTTAAATTAGCATATTGTAAAAAATAAAATCTTATTGGTTTATTTTGATCACAAAGTTTTAACCTTCTTACCAATTCTTTAACTTTCATATTATCCCCTCTGCTCGCTCGCTTGTTGTTTTAACTTATTAATTAAATTCTCTACTTGGTCACATACATACCAAAAAACCCAAGACATTTTGCCGTCATTCCAATCTTTGTCATTACCATAACCATAAATACCATAAAATTGATCTTTAGCTGTTAAATAAATATCCTCTTCAACTTGTAGCCACTTAATACCAATTTTACCTTTTTTATTTGGTTTGGGAAGTTTAGGTAATTTTTTTAAATTTCTAATATATTTTAATATCCACGCTTTTAGCTTGCGTTCTCTTTTTTCTTTAGGTTTCATATTATCCTCTCTGCTCGCTTGCTTGTTCTTTCAGTAATTTTGGTTTGTTATTTATTAAATGATATGTTTTTTCTTTTTTATCTATATCGGTTTCAATAATTGTAGAACCAGAATAACCCTCAGTTCCAGTTATTTTATGTATATCGTTCCAAATTTCACCTTTAATAGTGTCATTATGATTCATTAAAAGTGTCTCTATTGCTGTTTTAATGTTTTTTGAATAAAAATTATATTCAACGTCCATGGGTACAATAAAAGTATATTTTTTCATATTATCCTTTTGTTTTTTTTTCTTCTTCTTCTTCTTTTTTCTTCTTCTTCTTTCTTCTTCTTCTTCTTTCTTTTTTTTAAGGGGCTTGACCAACCAAAGCCAGACTGTTTTTTCTTACAGCGATCTGAACATGCATTTTGGCTGATCCCCCCTTATTCATACAAAATTAAACATCTTGCACAAAACCATTAAAATTTTTGATTGCTCGACCTTTAGCAATTAAACCTACTACAACTTTTTTTGGGTCTAAGTGTCTTAGATCATGTTTATCACCGTTTATGACTTTACGCCCTAGCCATTTTTTTGGTAGTTTTTTTCTAAATACTGTTGCTATATTGTACTTGGTTTTTAATATTCTTTTTACATCATCTAAATTATTCTCAGCTTGTGAGTAAGTAAGATCATAATTTTTAGGTATTTTATTTTTTTTATCTAATCTATTTGTGACTTTAGTATAATCAACAAATTGCACGTGCGGGTTATTATCCATTAAATTTTTGCCGTTTTCTAATCTATAACGTTCAAATGGAAGATCACTAGTACCATTTAATCTTACAGTATATTTTAATTTTTTTCTTTTTGCCCTCTCATAACTCAATTTTATTTCATGATCTAAATGATTTAAAAATTTCATCCTATCCGCTAAGAAATAATATTTTTTATTTAATCTTGATTTTTGCACGGTTGTCATTTGACCCCGCCCGCTAGTATTTAAACATAGTTTTATGCATTCAGGGCTAGCGTTAGCGCATATATTAACGCCCCCAATATTAGCAGGCGCAAGGTGTAATATTTCGCTTAAATATCTATACTTACTTGATTTTGCCATTTTATAAGTTGCGCTGCCTAATAACTTTTTTTGTGGTTTATATGTATATTTCATAATTATAAACAATCCGCGCAATAACGCTTATCTATTTGAGAATACCAATCGGGCGCAATTAAAACACCACAGCAACGGCAATTAAAAAATATATCACCTTTTTTTGAATTGTCCTTTTTGGGTTCACCTTTTTTAATTTTTATATAATCTTGTATATTTGTATATTCTTTAACTTTCATAATTTTTAACTTTCATATATGGGACAATAAATTAAATTGCCCCATATTGCAACATTTAATTTAAGCAACTTCTTCACTTAATACAAGTACAGTCTCATCAAATGGCACTATGTAAAAAGTGTCTTCATTACTACTTTTTAATAACTTATGCGCTTTGAGTTTTTTGTTAGCAACTTCAAGATTTTCACAAACTTCCTTTAAATAATAACTAGGTTTACAATCTTTATATTGCCATTTATTTATTATTATATACTTCATATTAATTATAGTTTTTATTTTCTAATTGAAGCGCTTTAGTTTTATTCCATACAATACCAACACCGCTTAAAACTTTTTCAAGTACAATGTTTAATTGTTCAGGGACACCACATTCAAAAACTGAATTAATTGCGCTTTGTTTATATAATTTCAGTTCTTTAACTTTTGCGCCCTCAGGTGTTTTTTCTGCTTCGATTTGTGCAAGATGCTGCGCCCATTCTCTAAGCTGTTCCCTGCAATCTTCAGGCAGTATACCTCGATCATAACTAGATCGATAATAACTGTCTCGATCCTTTTTATCAAATTTATAATTTAATTTGTCTTTTAGTTCAGGGTCTTTTATTTTACCAAAAAACGTTTGGGCTTTCCGTTGTTTTATTTCTAAGTCTTCGATAGCTTGCTCGAGTTCTTTTATAACAACATCTGCTTTTATTTTTTTGGCAAGTTTCAATTCCGCAGTTTCCGTTAGATCCGCTACAATAGATTTTACGCTTAATTGCGCTTGATCTATTAACGGGTCAATCTCTGAATTGATACGTTTTTTTAAATGCTCCAACTGATACTTAGTCGGATATGTTGATTTACTCATAAGATATTTACTCCTATTTGTTAAGTTAATATCCTATAATTAAATACTTATTTTTTTCTGGATTGCAAGTTATTTTTTTAATTTTTTTTGGCTTTATAATCATAATAATTATAACCTAAAATTTCAGCGTAATTATTTGTTATGGCTTCATTATATCCAATAATAAAACCTAGTAATTCTTCTTTACTATTAAAACGCTTCATATCTCGGCAATATTGATTATAACCATTGTTAATTGAATATTTATTAAAACAAACGCCGTTTTTTTTAATCATATCAACAGTAATATGTCCAAACCCATATTGATTTACATTTTTAGTAAATAACGCGCATTGATAAGCGTAATAATATTTATTATGACCTTTTAAAGAAAAATTAATATTCTTTTTATTTTCTTTAAATTCTTTATCATTGCGCAATTGCGCCTCATTACCTATTTTTTCTATTGCTTCTATTGTTTCATTTTTCATATTAATTTACTCCTATTTTTCAATTTAATATCCCATAAGTATTAAACCAATTTAAAATTGAATTCAAGCGTTTTGTACTCTAAAAATAAAATTATTTCTGGACCTATTTTTCAAGCTGTTTTTACAACTATTACTAGTTTTTTTGCTATTTATAATCATTACAATATATAAGTTATTAAAAGTCATAATTAGGCAATCACACGCCCCCCGATACTCGTTAAAACTTTCTAGCTACGAGCAACTCGCGCCTAGGTTGTTTCACGTGAAACGTGCAACGCGAATTAAAATCATTCTAAAAAATAATTTAAAATAAAACTTGATTATAAAATTTAATTCCCTTAAAATCCTAGAATAAACAAAGCGAGGAAAATATGAAAGAAGAAGACGTTAAATATATCTGCAATGCGTATGACGAGTTAGGAATTGCGCGTTGTTACGGTCACGGTCGTTGTGAAGAAGAGGCTAAACTCAATGCAATGGCTATGGTAGTTGAAAGATGTTTAAGAAAATATGAAGATTATTTTAGTGAAAAATCTATTTTTTTAGATCGTCATATATTTAAAGACTACACCTATAAAACAGAAAAAGTTAGTTATAAAAAAGAAGAGCCGAAACAATTAGAGTTTAGTTTTAGTTACTAGTCACTCGCAACCCGTCACGCGCCACGCGTGGCGGGTCCTAAAATCTCAATAGAGGTACCAACACAAACCATAAAATTCTAAGATCTTAAATTTTTAAATTATTTAGCGCGCAAAAATGTTACTAACATGTGTCAGTATTGTCGGATTTGTACGGTTTACCACCCCAAAATCGTTATTGCTTTCTGGGAGAATACCGAATAAATTAACAATCGTTGGAAACATTAACCAAAAAATTTTACAAAAAATTTTTTTCAAATGCATATTGATTTAGACAAAATAAAAAAACTCCCACCAGACGTGAAAAAAGACTTCATGAAAATGTATCTGAAGCTCGACGAGAAGAAAAAAATCCTAGAATACAAAGATAACTTCCTGTCATTCGCCAAACACATGTGGCCAGAGTTTATAGAAGGTGAGCACCATAAGATTATTGCAGATAAGTTTAACCAGATAGCACAAGGCAAGATCAAACGATTGATTGTTAATATGCCACCAAGACATACGAAATCAGAGTTCGCTAGCTCCTTGCTCCCCGCTTGGATGATCGGGCGTAATCCTAAACTTAAAATTATCCAGACAACTCACACAGGTGAACTTGCAATTAGATTCGGGCGTAAAGCTAAAACGTTAATGGACAGCCAAGAATATAAACAAGTCTTTGAGACAAGACTCAGGGAAGATAGTCAAGCAGCGGGCAGATGGGAAACCGAACAAGG